ATTTACGATATGCAAGATTCCCCGACAGAGCGGCAAGACAGCGACCCTGATTGCCTGCATTCTGCACCTTGTATTGTTCAATCCAAGTTACAAGGCAGCAATTCTTGCCAACAAACTGAAGACTGCAACGGACATCATGGATCGTTTCAAGGTCGCATATGAGAATCTTCCCAAGTGGTTGCAGCAGGGTATCGTGGAATGGAACAAGACAAGCATCACTCTTGAAAACGGATCGAAAGTCATTTGCTCATCTACATCATCAAGCGCAGTCCGTGGTTCATCCTACAACTTCTTGATGCTTGACGAGTTTGCGTTCGTTCCTGAACAGATTGCAGAAGATTTCTTCACATCCGTATATCCCACGATCACTTCAGGCAAGACATCAAAGACTGTTATTGTTTCCACACCAAACGGACTTAATCTGTTCTATAAGATGTGGCAGAATGCCAAGAACGGCAAATCAGAGTTCGTTCCGGTTGAAGCCCATTGGTGGCAAGTGCCGGGAAGAAATGATAAATTCAAGGAAACAACAATTCGAAACACTTCGGAGCGTCAATGGCTGTCCGAATATGAATGTGAATTCCTAGGATCGCAAGAGACCTTGATCAAGGCATCAAAGATCGCATCCTTGGCATTTCAGACTCCCATCCTTGAAACCGAAGACGGTTTGTCGATATACGAACACCCGATGAAGGGTCATATCTACGCCGCCTTGGTGGACTCAAGCCGAGCCATCGGACAAGACTACAATGCCATGGTTGTCGTGGATGCCACAGCAATGCCATACAAGGTTGTGGCACGATATCGAAACAATACGATACCGATTCCAATTTTCCCCAACTTGATCAAGAGCGTTGCTGACAAATACAATGAAGCGTACATTCTTGTGGAAATTAACGATACGGGTCAGCAAGTTGCGGATATCCTCAAGGACGAACTTGAATACGAGAATGTGATCACCATTACAATCAAGGGTAAGAAGGGGCAGAAGATCGGTGAGGGATTTGGTGGTGGCAGGGTATACAGCGGCATCAAGATGAGCAGCCAAGTCAAGAAGGCGGGATGCTCTGTCATAAAAGAAATGATTGAGAGTGACAAATTGATAGTAAATGATTTTGACATCATTTCCGAGATCAGCACCTACATCGCCAAGGGCGGCTCATACGAGGCTACAGAGGGATACCACGATGATTTGATGGCTTGCTTGGTCATGTTCGGTTGGTTGACCACACAGGACTATTTCAAGGACTTGGTGAACCTAGACATTCGAAAGCGTTTGTTTGAGGAAAAACTCAAAAAACTGGAAGAAGACCTCACCCCATTTGGTTTTATGGATAGCGGTGAGGATGATTTGTCGGAAGTTGCCCGTCTTCTGGCAAACGAATCTACGGAAAAACCTAAACAATCTAGGCGTGATCGATCATGGCTGGAAGATGCCAATGAGATTCTTTGAGAATGGGTGAAATGGGCAAACGAATAAATACCCCCGTCTATCAAATTAATCCAAGGAGACCGAGATGGCATTCCAACTTTCCCCCGGCGTGAATGTAACAGAGAAGGACTTGACGACAATCGTCCCTGCTGTTGCCACCACAAATGCAGGATTCGTGGGACTCTTTAATTGGGGTCCAGTCAATCAGCGTATTCTCGTAGACAGCGAGAACAACCTAGTTCAACTCTTCGGTACACCCGATGACATCAATGCCGAGTGGTGGTTCTGCGCTGCCAACTTCCTTGGCTACGGCAATAACCTTCAGGTTGTTCGTGGCGAACTTGATGGTATGGTAAACGCTAACGGAAAGGGCTTTACCGGTACGACACAATCATCTGCTTACATCAAGGGCGACAACTACGAGTTCCTTGAGGTCAACGACATTGGTTCGTTTGTTGCGAAGTATCCGGGCGCACTTGGAAACACCTTGGAAGTTCAGATTTGCGGCTCAAGATCGGTGAGTGGAGTAGAAAGCGGTCTTACGACTTACGGCGGCGATTGGGACGACTGGAGTTATTCCACCCAATTTGATCAAAAGCCGAATACATCGACTTATGTAACCGAGCGTGGTGGTTCTGCTGATGAATTCCATATTGTCGTTATTGACAGAAACGGTCAGTTCTCGGGAGTCAAAGGAAATGTTCTTGAGAAGTTTGAAGGCGTTTCTGTATTCCCAGGAGTTGTTGGTCCCGATGGCACAAGCAAGTACTACATCGATGTCATCAACAGAACATCGAAGTACATCGCTGCCGTGGAAAAGAACAATCTCACATCCTTTAGTGACCTCTTCTCTGGAAGCACCGGCGTTTGGGGTAGCAGCGCATCTGAGCAATGGTACGATCCATCAACATCTCTTACCGCATCTGCATCTATCACAGGAAACACCACATCTTTCGGTGTTGGCGTTTGGCAGTTGAGGGCAGGAAATTCGGGCTTGAGTGGTGGTGCAAAGCCGAGTTATGTCGATGTTGCAGTCGGAAACGGCTCGGCAGTCACGGCAGCAGGATACTACCTGTTCGATGATGCGGAAACTGTTGATGTAAACCTCCTCATTGGTGGTCCAGAGTTCTGTTGGGATGGCGGTTACAATGCTGAAACCGATGGTCCTGAACTCGTTGGAACGCACATCAAGGACATCGCAGACCGCCGCAAGGACTGCGTAGCATTCTTGTCTTGCCCAAACAAGGATCCAAATGAGACCGATCAGGTCAAGTTGAATCGTGCCGTTGAGTATCGCAACGCAATCGGTTCTTCGTCCTATGTCTTCATCGACAGCGGATACAAGTATCAGTATGACATCTACAACGATAAGAACCGTTGGGTGCCTCTGAACGGCGACATTGCCGGTCTGTGCGCTCGTACAGACTTGAACTTTGATCCTTGGTACAGCCCCGCAGGCTTGAACCGTGGTCAGGTTCGTGGCGTGATCAAGTTGGCGTTCCAGCCCCGTCAGGCGGCTCGTGACACCCTGTACAAGAACAACATCAATCCCGTTGCAACATTCACGGGAGAGGGAACGGTTCTTTACGGCGACAAGACTGCCCAAGCCAAGCCATCAGCATTCGACCGCATCAATGTGCGCCGTCTGTTCATCGTGCTTGAGAAGGCAATCGCCACAGCAGCCAAGTACAGCCTGTTCGAATTCAACGATGCCTTCACACGGTCGCAGTTCCGTTCGCTTGTCGAACCCTTCCTCCGTGATGTTCAGGCTCGTAGAGGTTTGATCGACTTTAAGGTTGTGTGTGACGAGAAGAACAACACGCCCGAAGTTATTGATAGCAATCGGTTTGTTGCAGATATCTACATCAAGCCGAATCGCAGCATCAACTTCATTCAGTTGAACTTCGTTGCTACACGCACAGGCGTGAACTTCAGCGAGGTCGGTGCCTGATTCGTGATGCAGGAAACCACACTAAATACCCATAAGGAGTCCTAAATGTCACAGTTCAGCATCGATGCATTCCGTGCCAACCTAATTAATGGTCTTGCAAGAAACAACCTGTTCCTTGTGCAAGGCAACTTCCCCGGCAACACCACAGCCTCCGTTAATGGTGCAGCGGCAGTAGCCGGTGCATTGTTCGGCGGCGCAGTATCGGGAGCAATCAACTCCCTTGCTGCGGCTGTCGGCGGTCAAAGCCCATCAGCACAAGTTTCGTTCCTTTGCAAGGCTTCGAAGATTCCGTCATCCACAATCAATGTCAACAATGCCTTTTACATGGGCCGTCCATTCAAGTATCCAGGAGACCGCACATTCGCTGATTGGTCGATCTCCTGCTACAACGATGGAACATACGGTCTACGAAAGTCATTTGAGGCATGGATGAACCTCATGAACACGAATCGTACCAATGTCGGTGCGAACGCCATGAGCAACTTCATGACCGACTGGACGATTACCCCGCTCACCCGTGAAGGCAACCCAATCGCCCGTTACAAGATGGTTGGTTGCTGGCCCACCACAATTGCAGAAACAACAATGGACATGGGCGCACAGTCTGAACCTTCAACTTTCGATGTAACGATTGCATATCAATACTTCGAAGTCGAAGGGGTAACCACCTAATCTTGAAAGGTCATGAGGTATCTACATAATGGAACTCTTCGGATTTCGTTTAGAGCGGTCTAAGCAGGAAAAGCAGCAAGCAAAGTCCCTGAAGTCGTTTGTCGTTCCGACATTCGATGACGGGGCTATTCCTGTTGAGGCTGGTGGCTTTTATGGTCAATATGTCGATCTTGACGGAACGGTTCGGAATGATTTCGAACTCACCATGAAGTATCGTGAAATGGCGCAAGACCCAATCGTTGAAGTTGCAATCGATGACATCATCAACGAGGGTATTGTCATGGGAGAAAAGAAATCTCCGGTCAAGATCGTACTTGATCGCCTCAAGGCAAGCGACAATGTGAAGGAACGAATTCATGAAGAATTCAGAAATCTTCTCCGTGTTATGCAGTTTGAGACCAAGGGATCTGAAATCTTCCGCCGTTGGTATGTCGATGGAAAGGTATTTTTCCATCTGATCATTGACGAAGAAAATCCCCAAAAAGGAATTCTTGAACTTCGTTATGTTGATCCAATGAACATTCAGAAGATCCGTGAGTACACCAAGGAAACCATGAAGAATGGAACCAAGGTCATTACGGGATATCGTGACTTTTACCTGTACAACAAAGACAATCCCCGTGCAGGCGGCAACCCATCAGGCATCAAGATCAGCGAAGACGCAATCGCCTTCTGCTCATCGGGTCTGATGGACAGCCGCTACAAGAGAACGGTCGGCTTCCTGCACAAGGCAATCAAGCCGCTGAACCAACTCCGAATGTTGGAAGATGCCATTGTTATCTACCGCATCAGCCGTGCGCCCGAACGCCGCATTTTCTACATCGATGTCGGTAACCTTCCAAAGACCAAGGCAGAGCAGTATGTCAAGGATTTGATGAACCGCTACCGCAATCGGTTGGTTTACGATGCCGCAACAGGCGAAATTCGGGATGACCGCAAGTTCATGTCCATGCTTGAGGACTACTGGTTGCCTCGCCGTGAGGGTAGCCGTGGTACTGAAATCACCACCTTGCAGGGCGGTCAGAATCTTGGAGAATTGACCGATGTCGTATACTTCCAAAAGAAACTATATCGTGCATTGTCAGTCCCTGTGAGTCGCTTGGAGCAGGACAAGCAGTTCATGCTTGGTCGTTCCACCGAGATTACCCGTGACGAAGTGCGGTTCACCAAGTACATCCACCGGCTTCGTACCAAGTTCTGCGAGTTCTTCTACGATGTCCTGAAGAAGCAGTTAATTCTAAAGAAAGTAATCACCGCCGAAGAGTGGCCCGAAATGAAGGAAGCCATCTACTTTGACTTCCTAAAGGATAACCTGTTCACAGAACTGAAGAATGCCGAACTACGGCGGCAACAGGTCGATGAATTGAGCAATATTAAACCATACATAGGTAAGTACTATTCTCACGAATGGATACGAAAGAATGTGCTTGGCTTCAGCGAAGCCGAGATCAAGCAGATGGATAGAGAGATTGAGAAGGAACGCAATCTGGGCAAAATCGAGCCAGACAACACGCAATTTGGTCTTGTGTAAGAGAGTGCCATGGAAACCGATACCGACAAACTCCTCAAATCCGTCATCGAAACTCTCATCAAGAAAGAGACTCCGAAGTTCAAGAGTCTCATTCAGAAGGAGTTGTCGAATCGTATCCAAAGCAAGATAGAGGAATTGAAGAAGGCTCTTTCTTCATCCGCACTTGCAGAACCCGAGGAAAAGGAAGAGGAAAAGCCGGTCGCATTGCCCGAAAATCTTCCCGGTGCCCCATCCGCACCGCCAGTCACTTCACCCCTGAAGGCAGGGGATCTGCGTATCGTTCCAACCGCAGCGGGTGCTGCCAAGGATGACATCTCGCTTGACCCGAACTTCGAAAAGGAGTTCTATCACGCCAACGAGAAGTACAAGAATCAGGAAATTCTGATCAAGCAGTTGGGCACGGGATTCGGAAAGCCCGTCCGTGTTTACATCAACGGACGGAGATGGGAATTCTTCCCTGGACCAAAGGCTGCAATGAAAGCAGCGAAGAATTACATTGATGGGCTGATGAAGGATGTTAAGAAAGATCCTGAACTAGCCGCAAACATGACTGCACAGATCAAGAAAGACAAGTCGGCTGGCGTATCGCAAGTTGCCGCACCTGTCGATGCAGGAAAGCCAAATGAAGTGGCAGATGCCGATCTCAAGAAGAAAGAACTTGAATCGGGAAAGCCGATTGAAAAGAAACCCCAGTCAAAGAAACCAAACGCCAAGTGAGGAACCCAAAATGTCGGAAGAGAACTTGAACGAAAAGGTAAATATCGATGGTCGCACACGGATTTATCGGGAAACCGTTGCCCGCCTTGATGCTGCACGGAAGTTGCGTGAGCAGCGTCTGAAGTCCATGAAGGAAAATCGTTTCAATGGTCTCTACGATGACGGCAGCGGCAAGGGTGCAGTAGTGCCACAGCCCGTTGACTACACATTCAGCGAGGCAATGAAGGTCGTTGAGAAGTACCGTGCATTGCGGGAAAAGAAGAAGACCCTCATGGGAACCGCAAAGAAGGAAAGTCAGCACACCGAGGAAGAGTCGATTGAAATTGCTGGCGAAATTCTTGACGAGGCATCGGACATGATGCTCCGTTCTTGGATTCGCAATCACTATCCCAAGGCAGACAACGCAACCTTCAACAAGATTCTTTCCGCAATGAGTCGGCAGTATGCCAAGGATCCGAAGGGATATACCCATTTCGGCGGATTCAGCAAGGTTGCCAAGGATGCCAAGATCAAGGAGCAGATCGAAGAGTCGAACTCCGTTGAGAACGCAGTACAGATGAAGGGCGAGAAGTATGTCATGGATGAGGCAGAACTGTCTCCCGATCAGAAGAAGTATCGTGCTTTCTTTGACAAGACCCTGAAGAAGTTTGGTGCATCGTCCCCCGCAAAGATGGACGATGACAAGAAGAAGAAGTTCTTTGCATACATCAAGGCAAATTGGAAGGGCTAATGAAAAAGATCACCCTTACATTCAAGAAAGAGGACTCCGCAAACAACTTTGCGGAAAGTCTATCAATCCTTGAAGGCAAGGCATCTGTTTCAGTAGAAGGAACTCGTGTTGCAATCACATCAGATGATCCGATGATCGCCGCATTTGCGAAAAACATCATGAGCGACATTAATGAGGAAATTCTGTATGTAAACATGAAAAATCGATTCCTCAAGGCAATGGCTGAATCACTTTACACGGGAAATTCGACCATGCTCAAACTCATGGATGGCACGGTTCAGAAGATAACTCCAAGTGATGCTCGTTCCCTTGCCCTCGTTCATGATATGTTGAGCGAAAGCAATCAACTGTCCTTCCTCGTTCTTGCGGCGGAAAACAAGGGCAACTTTCAAAAAGCAATAGCGTTTGCCAAAGCCAAACAAGAGGAGACAGAGTAATGGCATATACGGAACAGAACATTGTAACAACACAGCGCAGATTGGTGAAGAAATTTCAGTTGAGTGCCCACAACACGGGGATTGCTTTCGGCATCACGGGAAATGCTTTTGCCAACGGAGCGACAAGCGGTGAGTTCTACAAGATGACTGAAGGCATTACCAACGGCACCGCCAAGTTGGCATCCATCAAGTCATCCTGCAACAATCGTTTTGTGCTTACTTGGAATGGCTCTGCGGGTGCCACGGCATTTGATTCGGGGCAGGCAGCAAACATAGATTTCTATTTTGAGCGTTTCACGATTCCAAACAACGCAACTACGCCCACAGGACAAATGACCATCACCCCGACTACGGTCACGGGAACAATCATTCTTGAATTTGTACTCTAATGCCACTCTTCCAACAAGACCTAGTTAAAACAAGCAAAAGATATGTCACAAAGATTGTGGCACAGAATGTTGAAGGGGAGAATTACGAGGGAATAGTGATCGGACTTACATCATCCGCATTCACGGATTTCGACAAAACAGGAATCGAACCAAAAGACATCAAATTGCATTCTGTATGGGGTACATCAAACTCCGGTGGACTGCAAGATAGCGGATGGGCAATACGGTGGGGTGATGATACAACTCCATTAAAAGGTGACGGTCACGACATAATCTATCTTTCGGGAAACAATGCGGATGAATTTTTTGAACCAAGATTTTCCCACAGAAACACACTAAGTGCATCACAAGTCGCAGTAATTCTAAATAACACAGAAGCAAAAGCAGGGCATGGCACAATCATTTTGGAGTTCACGATCTAAAGGAGCAATCAATGAAACTCATTTGCGAAGTCAACGAGGAAATTGAAATTCTGACCGAAGAAAAGAATGGTCAGAAGAGTTATTTCATTGAAGGCACTTTCTTGCAGGGCGACATCAAGAATCGCAATGGTCGTGTCTATGAGTTCAAGATGCTCAAGGACAAGGTAGAACAGTATCGCAAGGAATTCGTGGAGCAAAAGAGAGCATTCGGTGAGTTGGGTCACCCCGATGGTCCGACCATCAATCTTGAGCGGGTCTCCCACATGATCATGGAATTGGGTCCAGACGGCAAGAATTTCTACGGCAAAGCCAAGATCATGGATACCCCATATGGAAAGATTGTAAAGAACCTGATGGATGAGGGTGCCAAGTTGGGCGTTTCGTCCCGTGGCGTGGGTTCTTTGGAAGAAAAGAATGGCGCAAACTATGTGAAAGACGATTTCCGTCTTTCCACCGCAGCAGACATTGTTGCTGATCCTTCGGCTCCGGATGCATTTGTCCGTGGAGTGATGGAAGGTCGTGAGTGGATCTATGAAAACGGTCTGCTCGTAGCAAAGGAAATTGATGAAATCAAAGATACCATTCGCAAGACTTCCTCCAGAAAGTTGGAGGAGGAAATGGTGAAAGCATTCCAAAGATTCATCAATCGGCTTTGAAGCAAAAGATTAACCCTGCATAAATAACCAATACCAAGGAGAACCCCATGGAATATCAGAACGAGGAAATCGAAGAAGTCATCCTCGATGAGGAAGAGGTCACCGCAGAGGAAACCGATTCCCTCGAAGAGGCAAATAAGGGCGCACAGCAGAAGCAAGCAAAGAATGTTGCTTCCAAGAAGGGCATGGCAGAAGAAGAGGAGGAGGAAGAAGAGGTTGAAGAAGAAGTCGCCAACGCTTCCAAGACCGGTGCTGGCTCTGGCAAGTACGCAGGACTGTACAAGGACGGCACAGGCAAGGGAGCAGTCATTCCCGGTCCAGTAGAGACTGGTCTGCCCGGTGGCGATTCCAAGTCCAAGTTGTCTGCTAGCGTCAAGTCGAAGAAGGCAATGCGTGAGGATATTGATGTCCACATGACTGCCATGTTCGATGGTGAAGAACTCAGCGAGAACTTCAAGACCAAGGCTTCCACAATCTTTGAGGCTGCAATCAACGAGCGTGTTGAGCAGATCAAGACCGAGTTGGAAGAGCAGTTCAACAATCGCCTCGCAGAAGAGATCGAAGAGAACAAGAAGGCTCTCACCGAGCAACTTGACTCTTATCTCTCCTATGTTGTTGAGGAGTGGGTTGAGGAAAACCGCCTTTCCATCGAAAAGGGCATCCGCACAGAAGTTGCCGAAGAGTTCATGACTGGTCTTCGCAATCTCTTTGTCGAGCATGACATCATGGTTCCCGAGGCTAAGGTTGACCTAGCCGACAAGATGGCTGAAACTGCCGAGCAGTTGAAGGCTCGTCTTGACGAGGAGATCATGAAGAATGTCAAGTTGGTCGAAGAAGTCAAGGGATTCCGCAGAGAGCAGATTCTTGACGAAATGGCAACAGACCTGACAGTAACACAGAAGGAGCGTTTCCGTACACTCGCAGAGGGTGTGACGCTTGAGGGCGAGGAGAATGATGTCCGCAGCAAGTTGGAGATCATCAAGGAGTCCTACTTCACAGGCAAGAAGCCCGTTCTCACCGAAGAGAACGCAGCAACTGCCGAAGAGAGCATCGATGAGACACCTGTTGGTGGTCAAGTCGAAGTACTAAGCGAGTCGATGAAGGCTTATGCTGACACGCTTCGCCGTATCACCAAAAGGTAATTAGCATAAAGGCTAAATATCAAAGTTCGTTTCAATCATAACACCAAGGAGAATCCATAATGGAACTCACAATCTCAGAAGCACTTCAGAAGAAGTGGCAACCCATCCTCGAACACCCCGACCTACCGGTGATCAAGGACAACTACCGCAAGACGGTAACAACCATGCTCTTGGAGAATCAGGAGCAGTATCTCAAGGAAGGTGCCCCAACTAACTTTGCTGGCACTATGCCCGACAGCGGCGGCGTTGCAAAGTGGGATCCAATCCTCATCTCGCTCGTTCGCCGTGCAATGCCAAACCTCATTGCATATGACATCTGCGGCGTTCAGCCAATGAGCGGTCCGACAGGGCTTATCTTCGCCATGCGTAGCCGTTATCAGACACAGGGCGGCGCAGAAGCACTCTATCAGGAAGCCGACACCACCTACTCGGGCGGTACAGGTTCTGCTGCTAGCGGCTTCACCGGCGGCGATTTCAGCAACACCCCAGGCGTGGATCCATTCGGCGTTGGCATCACCAGCGGCGTAGCAATGTCCACTCTGCTCGGTGAAGGTCTAGGCGACAGCGCAAGCAATCCGTTCGCCCAGATGGCATTCAGCATTGAGAAGACATCGGTCACCGCAAAGACCCGTGCCCTCAAGGCTGAGTACACGATGGAACTCGCACAGGACTTGAAGGCAATCCATGGTCTAGACGCAGAGACCGAACTTGCCAACATCCTGTCGAGCGAAATCCTTGCCGAAATCAACCGTGAAGTTGTCCGTGTCATCTACGCAAACGCCAAGTTGGGCGCAAAGAGTGGACAGACACAGACCGCAGGCGTGTTCGATCTCAATGTGGATTCGAACGGTCGTTGGTCGGTTGAGAAGTTCAAGGGTCTGCTCTTCCAGATTGAGCGTGAGTGCAACATGATCGCCAAGGAAACCCGCCGTGGAAAGGGCAACTTCATTGTCTGCTCCTCGGATGTCGCCTCGGCTCTTTCGATGGCAGGCGTACTTGACTACGCTCCCGCCCTCAGCACCAACCTCAATGTTGATGACACAGGCAACACCTTCGCCGGTGTCCTCAACGGCAAGTTGCGGGTTTACATCGATCCTTATTCGTCCATGACAACCACCCATGACTTCTTCATGGCTGGCTATAAGGGATCGAGCGCATATGACGCTGGTATGTTCTACTGCCCATATGTTCCGCTACAGATGGTCCGTGCAGTTGGTGAGAACTCCTTCCAGCCGAAGATCGGTTTCAAGACCCGTTACGGTCTTGTCAACAATCCGTTCGCCACGATCAAGGCAGACAACACATCGGTCAGCGATCCTTACAGCGCAGATGCGACTCGTAAGAACATCTACTACCGCATCGTGAAGGTCACCAACCTCTTCTGATAGAACTCGTTCTGTCTGAAGATCACAAACTCGGGGGCTGTGGGGAGAAATCTCCACAGCCCTCTTCCTTTTCCCTAAATAACAGTAATGACCGTACCGAAGATTCCTGATGACATTGTTCCGGGCAGTCTTAATCGTCAGCCCATAAACACCAACCCTGCGTTTGCAACAAACTTTCGGCTGATGATTCCGAAAGTACGCAGCGGAGTGTTTTTCTGCACGGAAGTTTCGTTTCCATCATTAACAATGGAACCTGTCCGTCTTGTCGTGCCGTTCGCAACCACAATCAAGTTTTTCGGAAACAAGATAGAGCATGGTGAATTGAGCGTGAAGTTCTTGGTAAACGAGGACTTCAGCAATTGGTTTGAGATGTCTGATTGGTTTAGAAAGTCTTTGAATTACTATGGGTTTTTCAAGGACGGGTCGCAGGCTAGGATGTTGAATCAAATAGCCGATTCAGGTCAATTGCTTATCCTAAACAACAAAAAGAATCCTGTCGCCCGTGTCTTGTTCGATGGTTTGATGATCACGGCATTGAGCAATATTCCCATGAACTCTGCGGTCGCAGATGCACCATACATCACCTGTGACGCAACCTTCCAATTCACCGCATACGACATCAAGGATCCCTGATGGCTAGTCCCGATGTGAAAAATTGGTTGCCGCAGTTGGAGAACTTCGGCTCTTTGGCAAACAACCCAAAGAACATGAATCTTGCGACAAGCACGAACTTTCGGTTCGTCTGCGAAAAGGTTCCGAATGTCACATATTTCTGCACATCGGTGAACACACCGAGCCTGTCATCGCAACCGACATCCTACAATCACTTGTTTGCCGCAAACGACATCAAGTTTCCCGGCGGCAGAGCATCGACAGATATCTCGTTGCGATTCATCATCAACGAGAATTTCTCAAACTACATGGAAATGGTGAAGTGGATGCGTTCGGGTGTTCCATACCGAGACTTCAAGGAAATAGTGCCCGAGTATCGTGGAAATGTCAATCACGGAAAGTTGTTCTTTCTCAACAACAAGAAGAACCCCATACTGATGATGACATTCTCAAACCTGATACCCACTCAGATTTCAGGTTTCACATTGACCACGACAGAAACGGAACCAAGCGTGTTGACGGCAACCGTCAACTTCGTTTTCGACACATTTGATACCGTTAAGATTTAAGGTCTCGGCTTCCGAGGAGACATCGGATTCATCTGTCCTTTGGTGGACGAGCGATATCTGCCGTCAGACCCCTTCATCGGTGATGCGGGTCTTCGTGGATTCGATGGTTTTACATTTGAATTTCTTCGTGGCATAATTAGGCACCTTTCCTAACACCCGTAAAACGAACATGGAGTTCATTTCCACGGTGTTGTAAGTTCATAAGGACTTCTTCCCACCCCTTTTCACGCAAACGATTGCAATCTTTCATTGTCATATGACAAAGAAGTGTCGGGGGCACTTCATTTCCCATCTTGTAGACCATCGTTGTGATGTATTCACGCTTGGATGGATTCTGCGGGAACATAAGAGTGTTTATGTGCCGGAACCCGGTTAAATACATTCGTCACTTGACAATTCATAAGATTTCATGAACTGCATGAATTGGATGATTCGTAGTAACCAATGGAGACAAGATCATGAAAGTAATCCTATCAATTCTCGCAAGCCTGATGATGCTCGGTGGTGGAGACATTCGCAAAGTGCAGCCACAGCCGCAACAGAACATCGACACCTTCTTTGTGCAATGGAAGGAGGGAGCAGACAAGGATTCGATCCTCTCGGGCATAGATGGAATCGAAAGTGTCGAACATTACTCACACATCCCCAACCTCACGCTTGTCAACATGGATGGTGTTGATTCGATGCATGGGGCAATCGCCGCCCTGACCACGAATCCAAACATCGAATTCATGGAGGAGGATGTCCTCTTCACCGCCACTAGGCATGAAGTAATTCCCAACGATGCTGGCTTCTCCCAATGTTGGGGTCATCGCAACACGGGGCAATCGGGTGGGCTTGTCAACTTTGACATGAACACAACGAACGCATGGTCGATCACCAAAGGGTCGCCAACGATTCGCATCATGGTATTTGAAACAGGAGTGCAGCAGGATCATCCCGATATCAACCAAGCGGCAGGACGGGATTTCACCACAGGCGCAGTTAACGGAGTTGCAGGGGGCGGACCAAGCAATTCTTGCGACAATCACGGAACCGCAGTTGCGGGATGCATCACAGGGATCATCAACAATTCAATTGGCACAGTTGGAGTAGCCCCTGATTGTAAAGTCATATCTGCAAAAGTAGGAACCGCAGTCTCTCCATGCAACGGATCATGGCAGGGACAAACATCATGGACGGTCAATGCGATCAATTGGGGCATTGCAAATGGTGTCCGTGTCACGAACAACAGCAATGACTACGGGACGGCATCAACAGCCATGACAAACGCATACATCGCCGCACGAAATGCAGGGGTTGTCAACTTTGCAAGTTCGGGCAACTCGGGTAACACCACAATTGGCTTCCCCGCAAGTTCATCGGGCGTGAATGCGGTGGGTGCATCAAACCGCAATGGACAGAAAGCATCGTTCTCTTCATATGGCAGCAAACTTGTATTTGTTGCAGCAGGGCAGTCAATCTATACCACGGATCGAACGGGAACAAATGGATATGGATCGGGAGACTATACCACAATTGATGGAACATCCTTCTCCTCACCATATGCGGCAGGGGTGGCTGCATTGATCCTCTCGGTCAACCCATCGCTCTCTGCGGCACAGGTGGAATCGATCATGCAGACCACATGCCGTGATATGGGAACGGCAGGATTCGATACCCTCACGGGGTGGGGGATGCTCAATGCGGAGGCGGCGGTTCGTGCAGCGCAGCCTCTTCCATGTCTTGGTGATCTCACGGGCGACCGTGTGGTGAACGGCAGCGATTTGGGGAACCTATTGGCATCTTGGGGGACATCCCAAAATGATCTCAATGGTGATGGTGTTGTGAATGGCAGCGACTTGGGGTCTTTACTCGCTAGTTGGGGGACATGCCCATAAATA